CGGCAATGCCTGTGTCGGCAATGCCTGTGTCGGCAATGCCTGTGTCGGCAATGCCTGTGTCGGCAATGCCTGTGTCGGCAATGCCCCAGCAACGGCCTGCATATATGAGCCCACGTAATCAAAAGTTTGTATCGGCTCCTTCCCGCTAGTCTCAAGAGGTGCTCCAATAAAATCCAGATTATAAGAAAACGTATCATCTTCTACCGCATTCGAAGCTGCCACCTCTTGTGTCGGGCCTGCTACATGTGGACGTGTCTCTGGAATCAAGATCTTTCCTACACAGAGACAACTTACCTCGTCCATCAAAGTGGAAACAATGTTATCCAAACTACCATTATCCTTATATGGATCGTGATAAGACTGTGGGTTCTTTGCCTTCTCTTGTCTGATCACCGTTCTCATATTTGTCGAAGAACCAGACTTCGACAGTTCATTGCTCAATCTAGAACCAAGGCCCGACAAGGTTGAAGCCAAAGACCTAGACGATCTCGCCCTTGGCTTTGGCGATGCCGCTGCTTTGTTGTCCGAGGCCAAAAGAAAATAAGAATTGTAATAAGGCATCTGTGCAAATTGGGACATTCCAATTTTGTAAACCGGATCGCTATACATAACCAGCCTACACAAGATAACACTAGACTCTCTGGCCAAGGTATTTAAAATATTAAACTTAAGAGGAGCCCAAACCGGTGCTGATACTTGTATCCCTTCGGTTGATGTGTGCTTATAAGAAACCAGATATTCAACTTGTGCTATATTTTGATAGTTCCACATAAACATGGCGGCAGTACGAGTATCGTTGGCTACATCATAATCCTTTGCAAACCAACTTTCTTTAACCATATCATCGGTACTCATTATCACAGATTTAATTTGATTGGGGATGGCGCGCATAGCTTCTGTATCATAGGTGCCTGGGCTATCTGGAACCGAATAGTTCTCTAAAATGGCACCGTTATTTGCCAAATTGAGATCACCAATTTTAATCTGCTCAACCTTAGTACCTCCTTTGAATGAAGCGTCGGGAGAAAATCTCTGATTCCTCATAAAGTTCAGATTTGAAGAGAACATGTTTGCAATTTGTTTCATATCTATGTCAGGAACTGGAGGGGCGAATGCGCTATTCATCAGCAACGCATCACTTACAAACTTATCACCAACTCCCAACATGCCCACAGAACTTACAGTAGCATCAATAGACGCTGCCGAAGTGGCTGCTGAAGTCGACAAATCTTTGGATTCGAAAGGGCTTTGAACCGTCACCCCAAGCTGGCCAAGAAAGTTAGCTCTTTCATTATTATTCTCCGTAGATGCAGGGGCTGGCTCCACATTGTTCCCATGCTTCTGTATCTCTCTGGTCAACACTGAAACGCTAAAATCGGAAAACCCTTCCGTATTTGCCAGCATATCTCCCGACTTCCCAGACATAGATAAGGTTAAAGATCCATTTCTGGCGGCTTCTGGAGTTAAGTAAGTCGCTCCATAAGTCTCTAAATCTTTCAATCCAGAGAAGGGATCTGAATCAGCTACTGGCAGAGCAACACCGAGCACCTGTTGAGAAAGCTTGGCTCCTTTGGGAACAAAATATTTACTGTTCTCTTCTACAAGCCTGTTCTTATAATCTCGGATAGTAAACGTATGCGGACCCGAATATGAATTCCTGTTTCTCAAATTCATAAACTCCAGACCATATTGGTCAGGCACTTCGCTGTCGAACAAATGCGAGAACAACTGGGCGTCTTTTAAAATAAACTTTTCAAAGGATTGCGACGTGCCCGTTTTCGCAACCCTGTTAACGTTGACGGATTTCTTATCTCCCAAGCGCTCGACCAGAATGGCCTCCAGCTTTTGAATTAAGCCAAGAATACCATATATGCCTGCTGGAGTTCCTGACCTGGGGTTGCACAGCGTGAATAACCGCTTGTACAACCTCGTATTTTCTGCTGTACCCATATCGGTTAAGACGCTTAAGGCTTGACAAAACTGAGCTATCGCATCAACCCACGGCTTTACTGGGGGGCGCTTGTTATCATAGTAGTCCATAAACTCGGGCTTAAACTGACCTGTGCTTTCGTCATAAAAACTAGGAGACGTACTCAGGTTGTAATACAAAGAAAAACCACCGAGGGACTTTGATAGCTTGCTCAGAATGTCATTCATATATGTGATGGTCCCATCCTCTACTTCTACTTCCACGCTATACTGATAAAGCCCATCTGTTTCCTTGTCTATGGTATAATCACTCACAGCATAAGTTCTTATATCCCCAGTGTTGCGCAAATAAATTTCTCTAATTGACCCCTCTGTTTCCTTTTTCTCTTTCTTCAGGCTACCATTTATATCACCAGATTCCACAACCAAAACCGGAGCTTTGCCAAATGCGTTGTAAGGGTGTATCCTCAAGTTGCCTCCCTTTACGGGAGACCCCACTTTATTAAACGTGATCTGCGGATTGGCTCTGTGTCTAAAAATCTTGAGGGTTATGACCCTGGAAAGCTTGAGCATTCTTTTCTTTGCTTCGGCGTTACGTGAAAAAGTGAAAAGACTTCCAAATTGACTTTGTTGCTTTATAAGTTCCATAAAATCGAATGAAAAAACAAAATTAGAAATGGTCCCGCCCGCTTCTAAGCCCCTCGTTACAAAGGCATCAGAAAAATAAGCTGATCGATCTTCGACCGTCACTTTGCTGGCTGCGTAGTTCTCGCCAACCCTATCCAAATACGACTCTATTGGCTTTAAATTAATCTCCTTTGCTAGTGGCGCATCGATGTCTCTAAAATCTTGCACTGTCGTATTAATAACCTTCTCAAGCGTTAAGATAGAATGAGAATGGGAGCCATGTTTAGCACCCGCCATATAAACGCCGCCCTGCTGATGAACAGCGCCATTCCATATTTCGCCTTCGGGCGTGTAGAATACATACGATTCAGAAACAACAGAACCATTGTCTATGACGATCTCTGAAGTTATCTGTTCCGATATAACTCCCTGATTCATATTATAGCCATACATGTTCAAATTATAGTCTTGAGACATTTGAGTTATGTCGAAATAGCAGAACACAAAATAAGCCAGATGATTTGGCTGTGAGTCGTTTAGGCTAAAGGTGGCCTTATATGGTATATCAGCGCCAAGGTCTCTTCCAGTTTCATCCGTCGAATAGAAGCTCTTGGTGTCCTCTCCCTCTTTCGAGAGTGATATAATTTTTTCTTTATATGTTCCCCTATTGGCCTCGTCTAAAGCAATAACTTCTCCATTTATAAGCCTGTCTGTTAACGACTTGTCCACACTTTGGATTACTTTGATTTTCATATATTTCAAGAGTTCTGCATCATAAAACCAAGAGCTTAACTCAGAACTCTCGATGACATCTTTAACAATCAGATCAACCGTGATTAGCAAAGCTTTGGGAGAGGTTGTTGGTGGTTGAGATTTTGAATAAGCGACATTCCCATTTTTATCAAGCTTAACAGCATACTCTTGAATGTGGGGATTTTCCACCTCAATAAAAGCCGAGTTATTTTCCAACGTTATCTTGTTCACGAACACAGTTGGCATCAGTCTTTTTTCATAAGTGTCGTTACCAAAAACTCCAGCGTTATCAACTCTAGTCACCATTAAGCCACTCCACTGTCTATCTCACACTTTTCACTTTCAATGTCTTCATCGGGATATATGTTCCCGGCAGTCAAAGAGGTGGCAAGATCAGGACATTTGAATTCTGTTTCGATATAGACACCTTGTGCTTTCAAATTCGATAAGGAGCTACAAATGGTGGCTTCATCAATTTCACTATCAACGAACACATCAAAAAAATACTCTGTAAAACTGGAGTCCAACTCCACATTAACATCATCAGTTTCAACTAAAATGTTGTTTACAATCTCTTGCTTTTTCTTTCTGAAGTTCATCGGAATGAGATTTTCTCTGGAACCTCCATTAGAGAGCGTTTCGGTTTTAATCTCGTAGATTTCAATATCAAAATTCTCTCTCTCATAACGAGAATTTATTTCCTCTAAGTCTAGCAGAATGTGGTCTGCTTGAACCGATACAAAAGTCCCGTCTGGAAAAATGCCCTCTTGCAGCGCCGGGTCAGACTCAACCGGCTGGTATGGGTCAGCCACTACAGGAGTTTCCTCACTACCTTCAGGCGACTCTGGCTTCATGTTGATGCTTTTAATGCGTGTTTTATATTTTATCGTTGCCTCTACTTGAGGGATTTTTTGAAGGGAGTGGCTCCCCGTATAGACCATCGTAGAGCCCCTTATCTCGTTGTTGTAGAACCTCATCTTCCATGCAGGGGCCTTATCAGCCGAGATATCAGAGTGCCCCAGAGGAGCATTTAAAGCCGTAAAGTGTTTATCCACCGTGGATGGAAACCTAATCTTTTGATCTTCCCTCAATCTAGGGTTGTCTGCCACAATCAAATTGTAAGATAAGACCTGTTCGCCTCGACCTTCAAATGAGTGCTGAGTCTTTGAAGAAGGCGTTTCGCTCTGAATCCGAGTTTCATAATCATTTTGAGAGCCCGAATATCCGGCATAACGTGGATCGTACAACACATTGTTGTCAAAAAACGAATAGTAGACCGGCTTAAACTTCCCCAGCGAAAGCAAATATTCCCCATATTTGGTAAGCTCTATATCGATTACATCTTGTTTCTGGTTAAAAAATGTCGTCATTGTATTAATTAGCTCTCATATCGAAATATTAATGAGTTTAATCAGGCATCACTCTTCTGGCAAAAAGTCTGAATTCAAGACGGGGGGCGTATCTTCGATGTCGACTTGAGCTTCGATATTGGCAAATTCAACCAAAGAGAAGAAGTCATACGGCCAGTTATATGAATATTTAACATTCGATACCTCTGTATCAGCGCCGCCCATCTTAAAGTTGAAAGAGAAATCTGTATCACCGCCAACACGCGACAACACTTTGCTATAGTAATTCCAATTCGCCCTCTGCTTAACCTTAAAGACCATCCATTTCACTTCACTCTGAAGGGCTCTTCCGGTGGCTCTTCCGGTGGCCCCCATAAGCTCGTTCGTAAGAAGGGGATGACTTATCGTACTTTCTGAGATTTCTATTTTGGAAGCGGCCTTGGGCGGCAGATTCTGCCACATATAGGTCAAATCATCCCGATCAAAGGTATGCTTAAACTCAAATATGTACATGGCTATCGGATCTACGCTGTCAAATTCCATAAAATTAAACTTCGGAGGAATAACATATTTTTTCATGAGATCCAATTGATTTTTGATTGACTCTCCGACAACAAGTGCCGGGTCTGTGGTTACAGGCAACTCTATCATTGAGGCACGATCAGGATCTTTTTCATTTAATCGATAAGCCTCTACGGTCACTTTTGGAATCTCAAAAAATGTTCGAACCCCACCATCCTCAATAAACGGAATAGCAACAATAGCTTCGCTCACCTCAAATGATTCTGCTATTTGTCCTAACTTGATCCCGGTTTTATTAAACTTCATCTGGTCGGCCAAGCTGAGGTACGATTTCCCCTGAGTAAGAAGCTCTGTCTGATAGTAATCAGTTGCCAGGCCGCCTGCAAAGGTTGGAACTTTATTTCTGACCCAATCGCTCCCAATGTCTGAGATTTCCATAAAAATTCCCTTATCATCAACATCGGGAGGCAACCCAAATTGATGCCACATGCCACGAGGAACAGTTGTCTTGCCATTGGCAGGCATCGTTAAGTTCCCCTGTGCCTCGGTTATCGGCCTTAAAGATCCAGACGTAGAGGTAAAATTCAACATTGGTGTTTCAAATTTTGGCTGAATGACCCATACGTTTTGTGTCGAGGCTGGATCATCCACCACCATAACCGGGGAACCATCAGGTCTATATTGTACAGAATTGACCTTGGCTTTGCCACTAACATTAATGGAAGCTGTTATTTGCATAGCATATTGATCCACATTGCTGCTATTGTAGGGCTTCGTGGCGTCTTGAACGCCATTACCTGCTTTTGTCCACTCAGAACCATCTACCCGCATACTGAGGATCTTTGCATCGCTCAAGATTTCATCCAAAGTGTGTCTGGGGTATGATGCTTTGAAAAGAATGTCACACCAGGCTTCTCCATCATAATAGGGAGGAGTATAAGCCGGATTATACCCTTGCAAGGAATCCATCTTTGGTACAGCAGTTAAAACGGTTGCGAAGTCTCTTCCGGCAAGAGGAGGCCCAAAAGCTGTGGGACGGCTATACATTGTAAAAGTTTCTCTCAAACCATTTGCTTTTTCTTCCGGCGTAACTTGCGGAATAGGATAAGTTGTTTTTCCTGAAGAAGCCTCATAAGTTCTTTCTTGATTATAGCTCTTACGGAGCCTGATCCTCATAGCATAAACCTTGTTTGGCTGGAAGTTTTTAAAATCATTCTCCTTGGCTGAAATTATTGTTGACATTTGTCCATTGGGCAAAAACATATTGACACTCTCGGCCAAGAAGTTGTTGATCATCATTTCATAAAGCGGATCGCCTGACCCATCCCAGGAAGCGGTCATATTCATAGAGGCACTAGGATGAGGTTCCATATCCACAAAAGTCATATTTGAAATATAATCTGCTGGGCTAACCAGCGCCTCAAAAGGAACTCGATTATCAAAACCACTGGCGACTCCACCAGGGCCTCTGCCCCCACCATCAATGGAAGTTGGACGACCAATCATAAATATTTCAGCAGCACCACCACTACCACTATTATTTACAACCTCATATGAGCCGCTGTACATTCCATAATCCACAGCTATGCCGGATTTAATTGTGTTATACATGATTCCTGGCGAATAGAACGGCTGTAAGAATGGCCTCAAAGCCGCTTTCGGGTAAGTGACACCATCGGTTACTGGACTGGCAAAATCTATACCACCCTTCACATTTACAAAGCGCGCATAAGACTGAGAGAACTGCGATGCCAAGTCCAAAGTCCTCTGTGCCGGATAGAATCCGTCATACGGAAGGAATTTTTTAATTGCCTTGCATCGCAAAGTAATCTTGGCTGGGCTCTTGAACCCTACGTGATCCGTGTATATCGTCTCAAAGCGCCTCATAAAATCTGAATTGCTGAAGATCTTGTAGAAATCGCTTCCACTACTGTTTTGTGGTAACGTACCGGAAGCCCCAAAAATCTCAAACATTCTGGGATTGTCGGCAAGCCAATCGCCCACACCATTCTTAAGATATTTGTCGATGTGCTCACTGATTCTAAATTCCGGTATGATAGAATACTCTTGGCTTTTCAGAATAGCATCTTTCATGTTGCTTTCATAATCAGGATCAATAGGCTCCCTTACACCAGAGACAAAAGAAGTAACGGCTGTCGTAATCGTGTTGCCTGCTTCGTCCACTGAATTCTCAATAGTTGTTTTAATTGTGCCCGCTAACCTGTTGGCTTCCCAGAGTGCATCGCCACTATAAATCTGAACATCCCCTTGGCGACGACTTGGATCAACTGTATTCGTAACACTGCCCGTTTGTGGGTTATCCAGCGTTATGCAAGTCGTAGACATCGTTGCAAAAAGCATATGCTTTCGCGCATATAAGGCTGAAGCGGTGATAAACTGTTTTGCCCCATTATGGACCATCAGATAATCATTTTGCAATTCTCCTCCTGCACTTGAAGAAGCATTAGAGGCTGTACAGATGACCCCATCTGAGAAAATCTGAGAAGCATCGAGAGCCCAAGCACTTTGCGTTAACTGGTTGAACCGCCCATTGTATGGAGCCCCCATGCTGCTGCTCTTTTCAAAACCAAGAGTTGTTCTTTTAGCTCTCGTAGTGTCCCAAAACTTAACTTTAAAATTCTGCCTCTCTCGGATCATTTCCATGCCAGCGTTATAAGACGCAGGATAAACTACTTGCCCGTACCTTAGAGATACAAATTCCTTTACAGGCGTAGTTGGGTCGTTAAGAGCCCCGTTAAGATAAGCCTCTTTGATCCTATCATAAGCTGTATAAATGGTGTTCGGATTGACAGATACCAACTCTTCTAAAGCTCTATTCGAAAACCTTACAGTTTCGTTTCCATAAGAGGCATCAACAACAACTTGTTTTACCTCCATTCTCGGAGTGCCATCAGTTTCTATACCCACTTGAGACTGGATGCCCAGCACAAATTGCAATGGCTTTGATGATTTATCAACAGGTGGCTCGGTAAATGTCTGTAGAGGCCCAAACCGATCCACCACGGGGGGTATCAGTAAACTGCCGAAGGTCATTAAAGTCCCAGGCACGCTCGCTGCTGTAGGCGCACCCGTGTAATATCGCATTATCCCAGGCGTATGGTTGATCGTGATCGTATTATTTTTCCGATAATATCTTACAAGCTGGTGCTCTGCTGTTCTTGTCTGCTTCCAAGATGGATAGCCATAATAGCCATCACGATGGATAAGAACATCATGAAGAACGGAAGCAGTAACTGGTTGCACACCAACATTGACCTGTTGGATAAAAGAATCAGTGATCGTAGTGGTATCGGGAGCCGTATCGATGTCGCCATAGTTCACATAGTAGCCGACTGGAGTAGTGCTTCCCGCAGAAGAAGTTACAATTTGATGCCCCAAGATAGCCTCTGAAGCGGTCATGGGTTCCACAATATTTGTATTCAAGTGCCTTGTCTGGGGAACTGATGAATCTGCTGCTGCTGCCAGATTGATGTAATCTCCACCATAATCTCGGACTCCAGAATCGTTATAACTCACAAAATCCGATGAGGAAACAAAGTTGATAGAACTTACAATTCCAGCAGAAGTTGACAGTAGGCCGTCTGGGGAACCATGACCATAGCTCAAAGACCCAGTATACGAAGCAGTGATCCAAGCGTAGCTTAGCTCCATCTGTGGGATTTCGTGTGTCACATATCCATTGTCGTAAACGCTGGCTGTAAGAGTTACCGCATCACCGGACGGCAATCCAGCCAATGGTCCCCAGGTCGTCGTTCCACTAAGCTCTGGTCGCTTAAGGGTATTTCTGTTTACTTTCTGGTAACTTCCGGTCCCACTATAATTGGCCGCATTTACAGTCGAAGCTCCAGAGCCTCCCCTATCCTGTACATTGCTGAAGAAACCAAACTGGTTAGCATGGTTGACCAACAAGATCCTTTCAAGAGGAGTTCTAACTGTCAGATTCCGGTACGGCAATGCATTGTAAGGCGAATATTGACCAGATTCAAGATCAAGGCAATAGCCTCCATTTGCATCGCCTGCGGTTTCAGGACCACCTGGTGCCGAGAACCTCTCCACGAAAACCCAATCATGCTTGCCTCTATCGGGCCTAGCATAGTCCACAATGCCTGTCACATAAGTTGAAGGGATGGCTGTCGATGACACGCCCTCGTTGTCAACAAAATAAACATTGTTAATGTCTCGACCAGAAGTTTGCACAATGTCATAGAAATGTTCAAAGTTGCCGATATTAGAGCGTAACGACCCAGAAATAAATTCTGTCTGTGCTGGTCCGATGTCAGTGGAAGTTCCAGCGGGCAATGTTGTTTTATAAGCCCCCACGTCACTAGCAGTCATCTGAATATTGCGAATATTTACAGGGCGTTTGGCCACTTCATCACGGAGCAAAGAAGCTTCAGGGCGTCGTGAATTCGCATATGTCGTTGTCATTCTACGCGACTGAAGTGTTAAAACGCCGCCTGCTGTGATTCCTAAATTCCAAGCTTCTGGCCTTGTTGCAGAGCTTGTCAAGGTCGGGTCAGCAACCAAGCCAATGTGGCGATACTGATTTCCTCCGACATACTTTTCAGTGAACGGGCCTTGCATCGGGACTTCCATGTCCCCGCCATAGACATCGTGATGATAGTTGTCCAGGCCCACACTGCCAATGTGCTGCATGGTTCCGGCACCATCTGGAACATCAGCCTGATATCCTGTTGTCACCGACGAACTATAGAGGCTAAACGGAGCATAAATTTCCCCTATTCCCTCGGCTGTATAATCGTCGCCCCGCAGCCCAGCATCTCCAGATTGGAAAAGATATTTTGAACTGACCTCTTTCTTATCTATTTCAGGGGGGACTAGCGCATCATTACAGCTTTTTTCAGACTCAATCGACCCAATCATTGCGAGCGAGTCACTCGCAAACGGAGACAAAGCTCCCCGCGTAAAACCAAAACGTTTACGTTGAGTAAAACTAGGTCCGCTCTTTACACTCTTCTCCTCGTCTACATTAAAATTATAAATTTCATCAAACCTTCTCAACGCAAAGGCTGAGCCTTGATAAGTCGTAGTTGGAAGAGTCCTTGTGGACTTGGCCAATGTAGGGCCAGGCGAACCTGTTCTGTAAGTCTCTATGACTTCTCGGTATTTCTCCCTATCTGAGTCTATCGCAGAGCCTGCGAAGTCATCAAATTTAATATTTGTTCTCTCGGCCCTGTCTTGCCACCAAAGACAATTCGTATTCTCGTTGTCGTTAATGGGCGCATGACCATATTTCCAATCGTATTTAAGCTCCGTGATGCCGCGAACAGCGGCTTCTGGATCTGTAACCTTCATTTCGAGTGTCGGGAACTTATTCCAATATTTGTTTCTTTCGAGAGCGTGGCTCTCAACCATTGTTCGAATACCGTCCGAGAAATCAGCAGTAGCAGGAACCAGTTGCTGAAGCATCACTGACAGGGAGTTGTCGATCCATTTGTAATATTCGATATATTTGTCAAGATCGGGAGTGTTTCCAACACGCTCAAAGAAAAGCTCTCGGAGTTTCTCCAACTCTTTGTAATCTTGTCTGTAACGATTCTTGGGATCCCCGATGAGATTGTTGAACTCTACCACCGTCCCAAAGAAATTCATAATTTCTTGAGTGATGGTCCCATACATGCTCTTCTCAAAGGAGAAATAATAATTTATTGGCCTGGTGTCTCTCGTAAATTCTATGTCATCCTGTCGACTAAGAATGCTAATTGTATCCTGGCTGCTAAGTGTTTCCGGTGCGTTCTGGCGAAGACTATCGATATATGCCCGATCTACAGCACCAGTGCTTGAAGTCCGCATATTGTATGCTTGACCAGGATATTGATATCCGATTGTCCGAGCGAACTGAGGATTATTTTCATTATCGTGATAGCGATCGAATCTACCTGTCGAGCCGGAAGAGAAATCGTCAACTAAAAACTCTCCGCTTGAGTCAGAGCCCGTAACATTATCAAAGTCCCAATGGAGAGCCAGAGTCTCCATTTCTGGCACCCAAGTGCCTGTTAGGGCTGTCTGCAACAAGAATGTACTTCGATAAGGACGGAGCGAACCAAAATTCCTTGGATCTTTCGCATGGGCTCTAATTGCTTCATTCTCCAAGTAGCTTTCCCAATGTCGGAGCGAGGAAGCTCTAACATCAGACTGTTCAACAACAGAGCCTGTCCAGTTTGTTCTTGCAGCGCCCACGTAATATCGATGATCTGCCGTCAAATAAGCACTTGCGGTCAGAGCCGAAGAGGTGAGGAGAAACTCATTCTTCAGGAGGCCAGACTCATAATTCACACCATATAATTCAAGTTTAAGATAAGTGTCGTCAATGTCATAGTCTGTGGCGCTGCCAGCAGTTGAACCGGAAGCTCCATCAGCTACAGGATATTTTACATTCCTTGTTCGAACAGCGAAATTCCACCTTTGATTATCGTAGAGATTTGGATAGGCACTGGTTGTCAGATAAAATTCGGGAGTGGCTCCCTGATTCGATTTAAAGACCAAATAAGCATCTGAGGATTCTAAATCTGGCCGAACTGCGTAGAGGCTCCAACTATAGTCATCAGCCGTTGCAGCCTGCACATAACAAGTTTCATCGCCTGCCGTCTTGAGTCTGTGCGTTCCGAAAATAGAGGAAGACAGAAACGACGTTGAAAACCAGGATAGACTGCCTCGATCTCCCACCTTCTTGGGGAAAATTACATCTATCTCGGCGGTGGTCGGAATATAGGGTCCAACCGTTCCAGAAACAAAGGTAACATTGCTTGCGTGCGGATTCGAACTACGAGACTGTTGCGTTACAACGCCCGAAAAACTGTCGGGGTGATTGAAGTTGGCATAGTTTTTACGAGAAACCACAGGATCATAATTGTCTCTGACTTTATAAGTTGCGTTGTTGCCGTATAGATTGAGTCTAACAACCTCATCCCCAACACCAAAGCAACGAATAAGGTTCCTGAAAGACTTTAACGTTCCCTTGGACTTGTAGATGTAGATCAGATTGTTGTAAATATTTTTATAGATCCTGTTTTTAACCTCGCCTAAGTCGAGATTAAAATTCCTCTTCTCATCTCGACTCATAAACTCGGCTAATATACTGGCGTCGGCAAAAATTTCAGGAGCTTGCATTCCATAGTTTGCAACAAGGCGATTAGCAATCGGGATGGTCTTGTTTGAGCTACTTGCATAAGTGGCGTCCTTCAGGCGAGGAAACTCTTCCAACTGAAGGTGTAGGGAATCCGCATAGCTGCCCACAATTTGCAACATTTGCTTAAGAGTCCCTGGATCTTCATCAACAATCCAAGCCGGTATCCTGTTATAGAGTGTCGAGTTGTTCGTATAATCAAATACACTTCCTGATTGTATGAAGTCACTTCTCCTCGTTTTGAGCGTTGGATATTCTGGTCGAATAATGGGATCTTCAAACTCAGCGGCCAAGGCCGAAGCGGACACCATAGCAGAGCCCGTATTTCTCGCCAAAGAGCCTGGATAATTGACCCAGTTACCGTTTGATATCCTTCCACTGTAATCGAGCACAATGGAATCTAACGAATCCGTACCCGTAGCCCCTTCATTAAATTTATAATATACGCCCAGACCAGCATTGGATACATCGGAATTAGAGCCTCCACGAACTTGCCTGAAGAAGTTTAAACCGATGTCCTCTGCGGTTCGATAATCCTTCCAATATCTGAATTCATCGAGTGAAGCAGAAAGCCTTGCGGAGCCCTCCATGCTTAAGCTATCATAAGCGTTACCAGAAGGAGTCGTCCTCAAGCCACCAATAAAGCTCTGTAAAGACCCCGTTACTTCCCCAAAAGTCATATCTGAAGAGGCTGTACTCTCTATGTATGCCCCACTATGGAAGAATTTCGCCTTAAGCTCTGCGTCGGCTGAACTGGATTGAAACGAGAATCCAACATGATTCCAATTACCATCCAAAGAAGAAGTGGTGATGCTCTCGCCAAACTGCATATCCCAGACGCTAGAGCCAGAAGCCATATGAACCCTGAAAGGATATTTACCCTCATCACCATGGCCACTCGCTGTAAGGTAGACGAGCAGTCTACCATAGCCTGCACTAGAAGATGCTTCACCATTCCAGAGATCAAAAACTGTTTCCTTCTCCGTGAGTGATGTGTCCCACCCGTTCTTCTTTATCCAGAACTCTACCGAAACGCCAGTCTCTAAATGGAAACGAAGATTGGATGCCCTAGTTCCGTATCTTAGACCTTGGTATTCCCTGTCTGTATTATAAATATCCGTATCATAGTAGTTGGCACCCGCAAACTGAGTGCCGAGCGAACCAGCCGCCATTCCACCAGAAGCTGTATGTGGGCCTCCCTTAGTTACGATATATTCTGCACTGCTGGGTGTTCCCCACCCGTTAACTACACTGGCCTGAGTATAGGTGCCGTGACCTAAAGTGACATACCCGGTTGTACGAGGATATTGTTTCTCAAAGATATACAGATCAAAATATGAAGAACTATTGAAATATTCGGTTATTTCCGCTTCAGAACCATCATACGGAAAAGTGTCTGTAATTCGATCAAAAGCGTCTTCATAATATTTCTCGGCAGACCCAAAACGAACAAAATTGTTGGGATCACTATAGTCTATACGAGGTATAAACCTCTCTCTTTCTTCGACTTTGGCCCTTACATTTCTGCCAGACTCAACCTTCTCCGTAACTTTTTGAAGATCAGAGCTTTTTAAGATTTTATAGGGTGTTCCTTTATCGAATAAGTCTCTAGTTCCCATTATTAATAATCCTAAATTTGCTGTTCTTCAACTCTAAACTTGAACATATCTGGCTGTTCGACCCAAGTCCCAATGGCTCCGTTGTAAAAAGCAAATTTAACCCCATAAGCATAATCACCGTCCAGCATCCCCATATCTAAGTCAAAGTAGCTTCCGCTCACATCAAAGGAAAGCTGTGTATGTAAGTTGCTTCCTGTCCCATAGGGCACTACCTCCAAATCATCAGCTATTCTATAAACCATGTAAGACGCACTTTGAATAATCGTACCTTCGATAGCTGTTGTAGCCTTGGTGTAAATAGTTGGATTCCAATCTTTTTTACGAACATACAATCTAAAGCGAGCTTTCTCTTTTCTGCTATAGATGGGTTTCAAGTTAGTAATCGCTAGAGCATAATTTGTTGATGGATTGATATTAGACGAGTCCTGCATTTTTGGTTTAATCGAGCCGGTGTGAAACCTCGTCTTCATGTGATCGCCGTCTACAATCGAACCCGTTGACCACACATCATAAAGGGTAGAAATAGGGGTTGCTGCGGAAGTTATGGCGACAGAACACGTATAAACGCCCGTTGAATACCATCCACCTGTCGCAAATGTTTCGGCTGCAATCGTAACACCGCCACCAATACTTAACTCCAACGCCGATGCTGAGGGGGTTGTGTCAGCCGCTGACCCCGAATAAAGACTGACCATAACGGAGCCGGTCTCGCCTACCTCTGGAATATTTTTAAGTTGCCCTCGGACGTAATTGTATAAAAATAGGGTATTTAAATTGTCAACTCCAGGTGCCAACGAACTACTGTAAGCGAAATCGCCTCGATTGTCCTTCTTGCTGGAATCCCACCTGGCTTCTATGATTGGCCTCCGAAAGAAGAATTCAGAACTCCTGCTAAAGAATTTCTTGGTGTAATATGATTTCACTGCTCCTGAAAGATTGGGAACGGCATATGTGGCGTAGCTCTCATTGTACGCCTCTTGTGTCCCTGTAAGCTTAAGGATCAAGCCATAGTTCAACAAATCTCCATTAACATTACCGTGATCATTGGCCCACATTTCAACTAATGGCGTAATGTCCTTTTCAAGGTCTTCCGTACCATTGGGAAAATAGATTTTAAAAACCTTGTTTGGGCTGCTATCATCGTTGACAAAATCTCCACCTTTATGTTGCCAAGAGCCTGTTAAGCCTCCTCCGTCCCACGTTGCTCCTTGCTTGCCATATGTAAGATCTGTATACTGCTCCATATCCAGACCAGTCCCTTCCCCCCAACTGCGCGTAACGGCCTGCGCCATCAGATACATATCTCTCGGCACAGTTTGGCTATGCGGAGCGCTAAACATTCTCAGATAAAAGCTAACACTGCCACTTCGTGGAATCACGCTCGAACTACGATCCGTCTGAATCTCACTGACTGGGAACTTGATAAGTGCTCGTGTCAATTCAGACGACAAGCCTGCCACGGATCCGCTTGCCTCGCCATAGATGGAAAATATTTCCAATACGTCAGCGCCGCCCATGTTTGCGCCCGTTCCACGAGTGCTTAGATCAGCCTTAAAGGCATTGGTAATCGTAGTATCGGCATTTGCATAATATCTTTTAATGCCCATTATTTAACCGCCCCTTGAATATCAGTTGCTGGAAATTTAAGCTCCATGCATACGTTATCTGGAACCGTCAAGTACCTACCGTCAGACGACATATTGCTCTTGAATGAATAAGTGGTAGTCGAATAGCTCCCGCCCTCTTTCTGAATAAACTCTGCGTCATATGTATCGACGACGCCGCGAATCTTATTCAAAATCGAGTAAATATCGGTAATATAGAGCGGCTCACCAAAATAACGTGGCTCGTGATAATAACTCGCCAAGGCTCTAGTACACGCTTCCAAAACTTGATATTTATTGAATTCTGGATCTGCGATGACCGCAAACTTAATTCCAAAATTAACAAAGAGGCCATCAATAATATCAATTGTATCGTGAATCATCTTCACGTTGCCAAGCCATGTTTTTAAATTATCTTTAAGAGGGGCCGTAGCATCTGTCAGTGTCCCATTTCTGTTCTCGGAAAGCACGTACATGTTCAAGTTTCTTTTAAAAGAGTCGTTGTCTCTTACAATCTTGCACCTCTTTATCGCTCCAAACTGAGCGGGCATCGCATAAGCCATTGATTCATAATCTTGCTTGGTGACCGCCCTGTTCTGTGTGGCGAAATGATCGATTGCTCGCCTTCTTATATCTTCCAAGGTCGGCCTCGCAATCCCTCCAACAATAGGAGCCTCATTGCTGCACTCGATGGAACCAATCACCGAGGCCCCTGACTGAGAATTCACCTTCGTAGCGTCTGGAAATTCTACAATCGGCCTGTTAACACTCGTAACTGTCCGTGCTGCCGCGTTTGAATTGGACGACGTATTGACGCGGTATGCAATAACAAGATTTGTATTCGAGGGTCCAACACCAAACTTGTCGGTATCGAGTAACTTAGAAGGGTCGAAGGAAGTATCTTGAATAAATGCTCTTCCAGACCTTTCTAGAACCAAATTTGATGGCTCAGCAACCGAACTCGTCGATATTTCAGAATCTGAACCATATCCAAACTGAATGTACGCTCTTCCATTTTCTTGTGTGAGCACAAACCGACGAGGAACAACAACTGGCTTCATGACGGAGGTTACCTGGTCATTGGCTGTGGCCCCTCGATTGGCCATTTCTCGATAAACCACGTTCTGAGACAAATAATCCACCTGAACATACTCGTGACCTTGATCGTCGAAGACTGACAGAACCTCAGCAACTCGGGAATTCGCAAGCTGAATGCGCTTAAATCTCTCAAACCCGCCTACATTCTTTCTTTCGACGACTATTTTGCCAGAAACAACTTTCCCAACTGTTCTGACGGCATAGCTGGTGGGTACGCCCGTATCGCTGTTCACCCTAGCTGCCACAACTGGGTTCGTCGTATTGCCAAAGTTAACGTCTTCCATAAGGATGAAGCCTGCTCCACCTGTCGATGATAGCTCTGACCCTCTCTTTAAAATCGGCAAATAATCAGTATTTGGACCCAAACCAGTAGAATTGGCCGGAACGATAATATAGAAGTCACAAAACCCAATCGAAGAAGGGCTTCCCACATATTTATAGCCCATCTGGCGGGCCTGTCGAATTACATTCGCTCTTTCTGTCGCCGTATCAAAGAAAGATTCGTTTGCCTGGTAGTCCAAGTAAAAAGATAGGCTATCTCCCACATAGGAAACCATATCGAGCATTAGAGCGCCAAAGGACGCCTCATTAAAATCTCGGAAAGTTTCGGGATAATATCTTTTGGCGTATTGAGTTAGCTCATTTTTAATCGAATCAAAGTCGCGAGCAGTGTAGTTGATAGGCGTAATTCTTTTCATGCGCAAGCACCTCTGGGAGTAATTAGTATCTTAAAGAGAAATAGGTATTGTAAGAACCGCACCAATTTCCAGAGGGACAATACTGTATTCGATACGAATTGACAAAAGGCTGTCAGAAAGAATACCTCCAGCAACAACATCCTGCCCATTATTAAAAACAATATTGTTTATCTTGATATAAGGTAGATACTTGATCGTTTGCGCCCTTATTCTGCTTTCTATATTTGAGAGGGTCGCGGGCACGTATTGCCAGAATAAATAATTTCTAATCCCTACACCAAATTTCCCATCCATAATGCGTTCGCCAGGAGAAGTCAAAACAAGCATTTTAAGATTTTGTGCTCCCACTCCTTCAAGTGTTTTCAAGAGGGCATAAGGCCCATCTTCATTTGTCACATGTAGCGGTAATTCTGGTGCGTATCCTACAGCCATTTTGTTTCTCCTTCGGACATTTTAGGGGCAAAGAACCTCATTCTTATCTGTGGGTTTTGGATATTTTCGACGCCACGCGAACCAACGTAGAAAATTGTTTCTTTGTGATTTTGGCCTCTCTCCCTTCGTGAGTTTCTTTTTATCAGCTTTTTGCTCATCACTCTCATAAGTAGGATCATTCGAATTATAAAACTGCATGAAAACTCTTTTTGCTGCTTTTTTCGATTTCTCAAACGTTTTCTGATCCCACGTCCTAAACCCTTTGGCGAAGCTGTACCACTTGCCTCCATTTACAGTCCACCCATCTTCAACCCAGCCAATAGAGGGCAAAAAGTTATTTATACTGTAAACGGCAAGCCAGGATACCATTTTTTCAAGCGGAACACATATTCCAAAGAGCAGTTTATAGGCGTCTGTATTTGCCAACTCATCCAAGATACAGCTTCTGTTGGTCTCATCAAACCCCTCTATGTCGTCTAAAAATTGCTGCAAGGTCTGGTCACTGTTGGGGTCAACATCCATTTCGTGGGAGGCCAACGGAACCATGTATAAAGTACCTCCATCGCATGGGACCACGAACGACTTTTCTTCGATGATTGGCATTCCCGTAACCGCGAGTGCGAGGTTACCAGGCAATCTTGTAGCTGGGTATGAGCCCCACTCCTCATCATCGGTATCCAAAGCCGTCGTAAAAACAAGTCGGTAACCCAAAGACACATTTTCGAATAACTCAGAGAGCAACATATCTGCTTTATCTGGCTGATTATTTGCCCAATCTATAAAGCTGTCCAGATTTTCCACATCTTTTGGCCTAGCAGGGAACATGGGGCTGGGCGTGAGCGTATTCGATAATGGTGTAACCCGCAAATACCTTTCTAATCTAAACGGAACAATTTCACCCTCATCGGTTTCCGCGTAGCCCTTTGCCAAAGGTTCTGTTTTTTCAGGATCAGCAACAGGATCAACCCCATTCCAGACATCCAAAACGCCCGCTTCCAATGACCCTTGGATAAAAGATGCCGATCCCAAGAAAAGCGACTGAAGATTTGGCACCGGCATTCCCTCGGGATGCAGATTTTCTTCAAACTGTTTGCTCATGCTCTCCAACTCGATGAGAACAATTCTACTCAAAAGAGTCAAAATACCGGGCTCATATGTGGCCTTTTCGTGATCCAGGGCTATTTGAACCATCTCGTCTCTTTCTTTATTGTATTTTGATTTGTTGAATAAGCCCTTTGGAGGAACAAAGGTTAGCTGCAATTCATTCAGATAATCCATCGCCTCTTGTTCGGAAGGTGTAGGCTCAATCATTCCAAGATCTACCTGGCGTCCATACATTTGAACAATCTGCTCCATGAAGCGATAATAGTATTTCTTGCTGGGGCCAAAAACTCCCATCTGTTGGACATCCTCGTCAATGGACTTTACAACATAGTTCGATATTATTTCCCCGAAACACTTTGATCCAAAGACCGCACACACCGGACCACCCCTCAGAAGAACCTCGATGGCATAAATTCGAGCAATCGCCATTATACTCGTATCGATACCTGCTTGGGCACCCCTTGTAAGCGCAATATTAAATGGAATATCCTGAGCGCAATCAGATCCTGGCTTCGCAAACAATCTCTTGTCGTCTTGATATTTGTTCATGAGTTCCATATAAACATCTTTTAGATCTTCAAACTTACAAATTGGTTCACGGGGAGCGGTACCATCAATGGGGTCGCACGCATCCACTTC